CCTCCTCCTCCTCCTCCTCCTCCTCAGGAGTACCCTCTATTTGTGCCCAGGACCTTTGAAAAAAGGATTTCCAGTTTTCATTATTAAATTGATACACTGGGTCCCCCTTGTCATCCAATGGACACTTGTACATAAAGTGGAATACTGCAATTCTACTATGCAGGTATTTTAGATTTGCGTCTTCCAAAGGATTTATATTGGTGGTAATAAATAAGGGAGGACATTGTATCTGTGTCAGGTTTTTATGTTTTCTATCTATGCTTATTTGGTTTCCATCCAGCACGCTCCGTAAATGTGTATCTATATATACCCAGCATGGGTACGTGGCATCGTCCAGTAGCCCCACTTTAGCATCTGTTAGGGGGGATAACCAAAAGTGGCTGGTGGAATTCACATAGGATATTACTGCCCCTCCTAAAAACTTTAATAGGCTCATGCAAAACAATGATTTCCCTGTATCACTTGGCCCATATATTACTATACAGCTTTTTTTGGGTATATTTCTTAAAAACATTTTTAGTGCACTCATGAATGTCACAAATTCTATTTTTTGATACCTTAAAAACCGTACTATAGGTCTCCAGTCCCCTGTATCAGCTACCTTTTGGCTTCTATGTGCTATCCACTGTGCCATAGACATACGTTTTTGTTCTGCCCGTTTATAATATTTACACATTGTAATTGCATCCTTTATATACTTTGCTTGGCAGTTGCTTGCTAAAAAGGCTGCTGCATTGGGGTCGTCATTGCCCAGCAATGCGTATTGATATGCTAGGTCACTTTCGTCCACTATATCATTATCATATGCCCACTGTACAAGCACTGATAGGCTAAATTGTGTTTCTTGCATTGCATGTCCCACAACTGTTTGTCTTGTTATCCACTCAGGTGTTTCCCCTAATATTTCACTTGCATTCCCCATGGCTGTCCTAAACCAATATAGTGCGCAGGGCGCGCTTCTAATTTTTGGTGGTTCAATTAACATTTGCTTGTCAGGCACATTTAGCAATGTGCCAATGCATTTGGCCACTGTTTCCCTGCTTTTACTACATTTAAATCTAATAAGCATTAATATTACCATACCCCACGAACAGGTTTGGCTTTGTATATGGGCATATAGGCACACAGGCTGTATTAATGTTTTAATAGCCTCTGCCACTGCATGGTATACACCAAAGGCACATACAACCCAGTCCCCACACACTGATTTATCACTTTTAAATTGTCTTACCAGCTCTCCAAATGCCAGCCCATACAGCTCCTTAAACTTACTTAGCAGTGTTGCTCGCAGGTTACTGGTTTTTAACAGCTCTACAATACTTGCTGTGCGTTCCTGCGATTGTTGCACATCTACACTGCGTTCCGGTTCCCCATCCCCCCCCCCCCTTACATCCTCTTGCACTTCCTGCTCTACGTTTTCATCTGTTTGTTGTGTATCCCCCGGTACCTGTCCTTCGGATGGTCCCGTATCCACCTGCGTATGGCCATACCCACTGTCTTGGTCAAACAACCTCCTTCTGGCCCTTTCGTGTCCCCGGTCTAGGCTTATTGCGTTCAACCGCGGGCTCAATTCACAGTCCACCCAGGATACACATGAGCTTGTTGCAGGACTATATGTATACTTTCGTTTTAGTGCCTGCACAGCTGCAGCGTCATCCCGTGCATTTTGTTGAACAAACAATTCTAACGGCACTTCCTGCCCGTCCCCGGGATGTCTGGTATTGTCTATAAAGTCTACCAGATCTTCCCCTGTGTCTATACTGTTTTCATCTTCATCACTGGACACCTGGTACCCTGTTGTTTGTTCTACTATGGCTTCCACCATAAACCACCCTCCGGCCCCGTTTGTACCATCTATCCCATCCCCGCCATTGGTACCTTCCGCATCGGCCATGTCACTTATGCGCAGCCGGGACACACTATCTCCAGTGCATCCGTCAGTAGTTGTTGCAGCCGTCTGAGTTCTGCGTCTCCACTTAACACCACCAACCTAACTAAACAGTTGCAAATACCACACGTAGTAACCACCCTATGGGCCTGCTGTGCCCGTTCTACAGGTTGCTCACCACTGTCCCTATCATCCACCTCTTCCTCTGAGCTGTCTAACAATTGCTCGTGGCAATGTAGGTCAACCACATCGGGACGCTCTTGTAGGACAATGTCCTTTATAGTTGCTGCCTGGCCGTGCATACTCCTCTACAATTGCGGCACCGTCCTGTCCACACTCCTGCTATTTTGTGGAAGTGCACTCCCCTCTCTACCTGATACTCCTTTTCCTGACAGGTTAATGGCATACAGCATGCATGGCATCTAATATATATTTGTGCAAGCGGACTGCCTGTTTCCTCTTCTACTGTTATTCCAAAGCATGAGTGCTGCCACCGCCGTAGCTCTCTTACTTTAATCTCTCTCAATAGGCATGCTGCGCATACTCCAAATGGCCAGTCCTTTCGCCACACCACGTGTAGCTCCCGTATTGCAAAGGACAGCAGTTCACCGGCGGACAGGTCTGTTTTGCAAAATATGCAGGTTAGGTGCAGGTCGTCCAGGTCCACATCATACTCCTTACACAGCAAAAACAGGTTCGTGGGCCTTGCTGGCCCCGCAGTCATTGCTACTGTGCTGACCACACGGTTTGCTTTTATATGTACCCTTCCCGGTCGACCGTTTTCGGTACCTCCCTACTTTATTATACAGATGATTGTTGTAAATTATTATAAGGGAAAAGTAGACTTACACATTGCCCCACCTTGTATGTTAAAACAGGTTTGCACAAAGCATGCTTAGTTTATAGGACACATAGTTGGCTTGTAGAAAGTTTATAAAAGCCAAACCAGCAATTAGGACATGGTAGTCAGCACAAAGAATGTGCCTAAAAGCAGTTTTATTGCAAAATGAGTAAGTGCACTGTATAATTTGTGTGCAAAACAGTTGTAGGCCGCCAAGAATATGTCAGGCACGCCCAGGTGTAAAACACAGTATGCTGCCAACGCAGGAAATGAGTTGCCTAAGGATTAGAAACCTTTTGTGTACAGTGTGGCAGTGTGCCACTATAGAAACCAAAAAGGCGCGCAACCGAAAACGGTCGGGGTAACACAATGGGGTCATACAAAATGTAGCACACAAAATGGAGGCACTAATGTAAGGAGTGGTAAGGAAATAACATAGTGTGCAAGGCGTACAAACAAATACACACACACACACTTACTCACAGGGCGCACCGGACATTAGGCACAGTGACACACAGTTTAATAATGCACAAACAACACATACATTCCATAAATACATATACAACAGCGGGAGGAGGGGGGTACATACACAACATATACAAACAGGCCATACAGACATATAACAAAACACACTGACAAACGCGCACAACACAGTACAGAGCACACACACACATACCATACATACAGTTACTTCCTGCGCTTTCGTTTAGCAGAGGTAGGGGACTGCTTAGTAGGTGCAGAACGCTTACGGGACACAGCAACAGACCGAGGGCGAGACCCTGCTTGTAGCAAGAACTTACGCCCCAAAGGAAACTGGTCCAAATCAGTAGACAACTTGTCCTTAAGATCCACAGTCCAAAATGTCATTTGCGCATACGGGTCCACCTTGGGGGACGGGGAAGCAGCCCCCTTTTGACATGTAATAGCCCGAGACTGCAAATAGTGATATGTCTCATCTAAACTAGTGGAAGGGGGAGGTAAAACCCCAAAGTTCCAGTCATCCAAAAGGTCCTTGTTCATATTATGCAGGTAGGCCATGATTTCGGGGGTTAACTGTATTTTGCACAATTGAAATATAAATTGCAAATCAAATTCCTCCGTGTGTCGCAAAAATTCCCTAAAGTTGGTAGCCTTGTATTCTGCTGCAGCAGTGGAGGCGGTACAAATAGTAAAATTAGTACTCCTAGTAGTATCCACCACAGTAACAAACAGTTCATTAAACCAACAAATACCATTATTATGGCCCTGCGCCCGCTGCAGCCAATATGGCTTATTAAACAACTGAGAATCAGACGACACCATAGACCCACTAGGAGTGGGGGCATAAATGTAACTGCCCGGCATTTGTCTGTCACTGCCTGGGGTACCTTTCATATACAGGTCAGTGGGCAGGGCCTCGCCCATAGTGCCATGTCTGTTAAAGAAATGTCTGGCAAACATTTGCTCACGGCGCAAACAAAAAAACATACAATCGCCATAAGGTTCTGCAGCCATTTGCAAATAGTCAGGATATTTACATGTGGAGGTGCATATATCCAAGGGCACCTCAGATTTACTTTCCTGCAAGCTTTGGAAATCAATAGCCCCATAGCCCGTTTCTACCATGTCACCATCCTGAATAGTTGTATTTTTAAATTCCAACGGAGGGCATTCCGTGGGGGCCGGGGCAGCATTGGGGCATAAGGTACCTTTGGTCCAGTGCTCTCCTATAGGGGGCTTACACCCCACAATTAACAACTGGGTCTGCTTATAATCCACAGAGATATTGTCCCGACTGTCATCATTAGCAGCAGCCAACAAAGAGGTATTTTCTGTATCATCCAACCTGTTATATAACGGGTGGCCACTGGTGCCAACACCCAGTGGCTGCCCACGGCCGACCTCAATGCCCCTGCAGGCCCATACCATGCGTTCCGTGTCTGGATTATATAATGTTGCATCAGGTAAAGCAAATTTATTAGGGTCTGGTAATTTCACACGAAACACCCTGTACTGATACCCAGACACCTTAGGAATGGTGGCCCGTTTACCCTGGCCAACCTGTAAAGTACAATATGGATGTCCCACAGTAAGGAGGCGGGAGCTGCCCCCATAATAAAAAAGGTTGGTGCGTGTAACATAGGTGTCCGTACTGAGAACCTTAGAAACAGGAGTGGGAGGCAGGTATACCTTGCCGTCACCAGGCCGCCACATAGCCATCTGTAAAAAAATAGTGAAGACGTTTATGTTTTTTTGGGAAAAAAATATAGGAAGGGAACAAATAATAATCAGAACCTACAATATATATAGAATATGGGGTAGTTGCAGGGAAGGAAGGCGTTAGCACAGACACAGGTACAGAAAACTGAGGCAATTCCACATCAGGGCCAGTGGACGCTGGAACGGACAACCCAGTGGATAATGGTACAGTGACATTAGTATGAGAGGATGCCACAGACGTGGCAGATATGGTGGCATTGCTGGGAACCAAGGGCCTGGAAGACATAGAAGGCACAGACTGTAATACAGCATCAAGGTGCTGGTCATCTGCATATACATCATACAATGTATCAGCAGAGGAGGAGCCAGAAGGCAGCAAGGGCTGCAACTCAATGTCACCAGTGGTGGTACTGGGTATAGGGCTGATGTCATGGTAAAAGTGTACCCTGGCCCCAATACGCTTACCACTACGGGTGCGTAATGACGCACGCTGGCCAACACGACTAAGGCGTACAGTGCCCTGGCGAGAGGTTAAAGCAGGCCTGTGTAAAGTCACAATATCTAAAAAGTCAGGATCAGGCGGTGTGTAAATACTGGGGTGCTCAAAAATAATAGTTTCCTCGGGGTCATATATAGGATTGTCGAATGTTGCAAAGGATGCAGGACGAGACACAAAGGCAGGGTCAGCCACAGGCACCTGCTGAGTGGCCTTTGTGTATAAACCAAGGCGGGGCCCTGCAACGCGCCGCACACCAGGCAATGGGGTGCTACTAATAGGTTCAGAGCCTGTACCAGCATTTGATGCAAAGGTAACCATAGGGATTTCCTCATAACTGTGTGACCCAGCTGTGGGTGTACTGGTAAGCACATGACCCGAAAGCTCACCAGTTTGGGGAGGGTCTATAATGGATGGCTCAGTATATGCAGGATTTAAAAAGTTGGTACTGCTAACCTGTACAGTGGTACCGGTAGGGGAAATGTCCAAAACAGCAGGGGTGGTGGTAGAGGATGTGGTGACCTCAAACCCTGAGGACCCTGTAAAATTTGGATGCACAGCCCCGGCCTCAATAATACTGGAATCCTCAACAAGGGTAACAATAGATGGATCCGTAGCGCCCACAGGTTCAATAACCACAGGGGGGCGGGACACGGGGCCAATGTCCACCACAGACGGGGGCCGGCCCCCTATAGGTATGTAGCCGGTGCGCCCACCCGTGCCAGAGGCCGTACCAATACCTAGACCCCCAAAAAATACCCCAAGGCTGGCCCACTTTAATATTTTATCTGCCAATGTATTGCCTTCCACCTTGGGAATGACATCAGAAGGACACGTGCCTGATACTTTGCAGGTACGATAAAGGTCAGTGGCAGATGCACGCTTGCGACGATGCAGTACCTTGGGCATATTGAAAGCCAATGTATAAATGTATTTATTGCAACATACAAAATATAAAAAATAAAGCAACAATAACAGAAATATGGTATGTACAACGCTGGTAGTTACAATTGCAACAACTTGTATATAGCAAACAGTATTAATGCCACTATGAGGCACAATAAAAACAGTAGACCACTGTCATCAGACCCCAACACCACAATATCGGTGCCCCCGTCATAGGAGCGTACCATAACAGGATGCATACCTACTAAACACCTGCAAATACACCTACTATGTATATACACAATAGCAGCAGTGGTTGGCTGGTTGTGGTTTACAGCATACCAATGTACCACATAACCTGCAAATACAAAAGCCCAAATCCCACATATATAATACAAAAAAACACAGCAAAGGCAGTTAGGGCAGACAGCTGGGAAAGCCAGAAAAGTATAAGCAGCAAAAGCACATCACACCACCC